TAAAGCAGTAGCTGCTGCTCCCACTAATGCACCATATATCTCAGGCATTTGCGTAAATAGGTAATTATGTATAGTATGACTAATAAATCCTAATTATGGCAGAGGAACAAGAAGAAAAGGAAGGCACGGATTGGGGAGAAATCTTTGGTCATGCTGTCCGATTTATGATTCTTTGTTGGTCGCTTGCAATGATGACTCTTGGATACATGGACAAGATTCGCAATGATGGAGCGTTTTTAGCCGGTTTGACCAGTGGAGTTTTAGGCAGCTACGGTATCTCTGTTAACAAAAAGAAACCTGCTAACGCTGCTAAAGTATTAGATAACAAAGACACTAACGTAGGAGTCAAATGAAGAAGTTATTAACATTACTATTACTGTTTAGTCCGTCTGTAGCACTAGCAGACATTAATCATTCGATTCAAAATGTTGTATCTGTTTCTACATTAGGGGCAAGTTCAACGGCTAATCGCATAGGTACTACGTTCTCGGCATCGGGTACAAATGTCACGCCAACGGCAGGTGATACTGCAAATGCTATTGGTACTTTAGATTTGACAGATGCTCAGATCACTAACGGTATTCCTACAATTGACGCTACAACTACTTATGCAGTTACAAATTCTGGAGATGCATGGTCAGTGTCGGAAAGCTATATTCAAGGAGATGCTATACCAAGTACAGGTATGACGGTTACTAATGGCACTGTACCTGCACTAGTAGTTTTCGGAGATACCACAACTTTTGCAGGTGGAAATATAGGCACTACGGCTATGACTATGGATAGTGGTGGAGCGATGACAGTTAACCTATCTGCTACAGGAGCAGGTGTAACAGCACAAATGTCCAACACAATTAAATTAGAAATTGATTAATGAGATGGTTGGTACTGTTTTTATTAGGAGTACCTAGTGCTTATGCAGGGGGAATTACGCCTTCGTTCTCAACAGGACAAATGGAAAGTAGCCAATCTAGCCGTACTGTGGTGGTTGAAACTATTGTCACAGAAAATTATCGGACAGGGTATAGCTATTCATTACAAGGCCACAACATACAAATAAAAGATGGCACAGTTATATCACCAGAAGCTACATATACAAACACGCAAACAGTTAACGGAGTTTCATTTCAATGGGTTACCCCAGATTTAACTACGAAGCCACAGTGGGAAATCAAAACTCCCGGAGAATCTTTTTCAATAACAGAAAATTTTTTAGCACCGGGATTGGATGCAACAAGCACCATACAACGCACCATAACAACAGAAAGTCAAAGTACAAGTTTGTCAATTTTTTCAAATTAAGTTTACTTTTATTATTTGCATCACCAGTTAAAGCAAATGTCGTTAGCTCTCCAAGTGCATCTAGTTCTGGAACGGTGATCAATAACGGCTACCAAACAATAAATGGCGGTTTTCCAACGATGATTTATGGCGGTCAAGTGCAATGCCAACAACCAACACTAGCCTTTACACCGTTTGTGACTAAAGGAGAAAACTACAGTACACCTAGAATTACTACAACTAATACTAATATTTACGATCTTTCAGAAGATGCCAATGGTAATTTAAATAATCCGGGAAAAATTTTATATCAAAGTAGTCAACCAAGAATAGACCAATCAACTCATAATTTTAATTATGGATTTACTATTAGCTTACAAATACCACTTGGAAAAGGATCTGATCTTTGTATTAAAGCAGCCGAAAATCAAATAAAAGGACAAGAGTTTGTATTAGCCAAACAAAAATTAGAAGCAAATTTGGCTCGTATGAAGATATGTGCCGAGCAATTTAAACTTGGAGTACAACTGATAAACGAAGATGCAGTTGCTTGTAAAAATGTTGTGCTAACAACTATACCTAATCAAGTTGTGCCACATACACACGAAATAAAAACTAAGTAGATTTATCTTTTTTCTTTGTAAGTTTTTTAATTAAATTTTTTACTAAAGGTTTGACTGCATTTAAAATGAGAGGAGTAGTTGCAGCCACAGTAGCAATAGCAGCAGTAGAGACAACCACGCTAGGCGTAGGTAAGTACTGGTCGATGAACGGTACGTCTTCATAAAGCGTAATGCATTCATTGTTCTCATTTCTAACATAATCTTTAATACGCTCCAATCGCTTATCGTTAACAAAACTTCCTATTCTTAACGCCTTTTCTGGAGGGCAAGGTTCGTATTCTATTTTCTTTTCTTCGTTTGGTTTCGGTTGTACTACGTTTGTGTCCTGTGTGGGCGTAGAAGCAGTGTTAACTGGTACTGGCTCTGTATTTACTATCTGTGCAGGGTCGTATCTCATAGGCGTATACGATGGTATCTCACCATGTGGACATACTGTGTATGTTCCACGCTTGTCAGAAATAAGCAAAGACGGATTGCGTGTAGTTTCTAAATCTCTGTGATATAAATAACATCCCGGCAGCTTGCCTTCTAGTTTTGGTTTACTAAAATAGGGTGTATCTGGGATATCAATCGTTGGAAGAGTTATCTCAGGTATCTTTATTTCAGACACTAAGGTATAAGTGTAGGTTTAGATGGCACTGGTAATGATGGCCCTGTCATTTCTGGCATTGCATTACCAAGTACATCGGGCATTAATCCTTGAACTTCGCCAAGTACTTTATCCATAATCTTTTTTTGAAATTGTGGTGATTGGACATATTTGTATGTAAAAAAACCACCGCCTAAAATGCCTAACATAAGGATTCCAGTTACGATGGTAATAATGTCTAAAGCTTTTCGCATGATTAAAGAACAGATAGCACGAGCTACAGCACTAATGTCCGTAGTCGTTTTGCTACTTATTGTAGCCTTATCTCCTCTCTACGTCACTATGGGGTTAATGACTAGGCAGCTTCAAGAAAAAATTAAGTAGCTTGCTCTGGTGCAGGTGCTGTATCAGGTACAACTACTTCTGCTTTTCTATCATCTAAAATTGCTTGAATTTGCGTATACCTAGTTTTCATTTGGTTTACAATTTCCTGTGCTTCATTATGCTTTTGCACTACTTGTGCAAGTTCTTCTTGAAGTTGTTGGTCTGTTGGTCTGGTCATTTTTAATTTTTTTAAGGTGTAGAATTTTTATTCTCTATTAGTTTAGCTTTCCACGCAGCTTTGACGTCAGAAGTCCACACAGCGTTACAAATTGCTGACACTTCTGCTGGTATTGCTGTAACTCCATCAGGTTCTTTGTCTAATGGATTATCAACTAAATTATCAGATTCATCTAACGTACCAGCGTCTAAAACATATCTGTCATAAGTTCTTGCACCTATATCTACACCATCTTTTTTAATGACAGTTGCTTTGCGGACTTGCACTGATTTGTATGGACCGACAATTTCTATTTTGTCGTATTCGATTGATTCAGTTAATGCCATTAGGATTAATCTCCGATTAAAACAGGTTTAGGCTTAGTTTATAGACATAGCTTCGGTCTATATAATTTAAACATGTAACAAAAATGCACCAATAAGTCTTATTCCAGAAAGTTCGTTATTATAAAGGTGTTTATAATCATTACTAGCATTGTTATCCATAAAATATACGCTAGTGCCACTTACGTGCATTTGTATAGGTCTTCCTAATGTAGTCCAACCAACATACCCACTACCATAGTTTTGAGCGCTAAAAGGAGACTGCACCCTAGATAATTGAGTGCTAGAATTAGAAGCGTAAGTAATATCAAAAGTTAAATAAACAAAGCGACCTATTTTTGTATATCTAGCAGTATTACTATTTGTTATTGATATGCTAGAGCTTGAATAGTCAGCAGGTGTCCAAGTTCCTTCTTCATAGTCGTCAAGTGCGTTGGCTGCTGCGGTGTCTGTTCCGTTAGGTATAAAACCATTTTGTGTAAATCTAGCTACGTTAGTGTTTCCTCTTCTTACAACAACATTATTTGCATTAAAAGTACCAACAAGTAAATCTGACCCTCCAAAAGTACCAAACAAACCCATGTTGGTATTTTCTGCACTACTTGTAACTATTCCGTTACCTAAAACATGAAGCTGCTCGGCTAATCTAATCGTGCCTGTACCTATACCTATTTTCCCAGACGAATCTATACGCATACGTTCAACAGGCGTAGGAGAGCCATCGGCTGCTGTTAAAAACTCTAAACGACCCGGCATATCTTGGTTTCCGGGTGTTCCATCTACATGAGCTTCAATGTATGCTGCTGATACAGGTGAACTTCCATCATTACCCTCGAAATAAATTCTTCCTAAAAGGTCACCATCTTGAACAGAAGTATTACCGCCAATAGTTCCACTTCTAGACTTGCGAAAATATAGATAAGGTGCAAAAGCATTATCAGAATATCTATTTAACGAAATAGCTGTACTTGCATCAGTACCAGCCACATTAAGTTTATTATCTAATGTGTGAAGAATTGATGTAGTTCCTAAAAGCAACCTCCCAGACGAATCTATAACTACATCTGACTCAGCATTTAAAGTATTAGCAGCACCAGAGCCAGTAATAACTCTGTTATCTGCGTTGTTGTTTATTGTTGTACCAGTTATAGTTTCAAAGCTAGGATCTGCTCCGTTGTTTGCTCTTAAAAATTTTCCATCGCTATTAGCATCGCCATGTAATAACTTAGCTAATGTTATAGCTTCATCTTTTATAGCAGGTGTAGATACTTTAGTTAGTGCCATAATAGTGTTTAGTAAAGGCTTAGTTTTAAGACGTAGCTCGGTCTAAGTTGTATAAAAGAAAGATATTCTTCCATCAAACGTACCAGTAATATCATCCTCCTCAAAAGTTGAAACATCACTATTTTGATTGTTACGTTTAAAAACTTTCAAAAGTGATGTACCTTCCCAAGGATATGCCTTTACTTCATGAACATTGACATTTCCTCCTAAATATTGAAGATCAAATCCACCTTGAACAGAGGTTGTACTCATTACATCACCAACAGCAAAAGGTAATCCTTCAAATGTAAGCTGACCAGTATCACTTCCTTTACCTGTCATAGTAAATCTTATTGTGGCGTAAACCATTCTTCCTATTTTTGTATATACCGCTTCCAAACTTCCTGTGGACATACCTGTATTACCACCACCAAATTTCATAACAGGAGTAAAAGTACCTTCTTCATAATCGTCAAGTGCATTGGCTGTTGCAGTGTCAGTTCCAAAGCAAATACCACCATTATCAAGAAATCTTATTCTAGTAGTTCCGCCAGCACCTTCTGATTTAAACATCAAATCATCAGTAGCTCCATCTAAACTTATTGCCCATTCATCACTGACTGAATTATCAAAATTATTTGCAAATACTAAGTTTGCACCTGATGCTGCTGCTGGGCCTGCAATCCTGATTCCAGAAGCTCCACCACCATGATGAAAATTAGAAAAACTACTACCTAGTTGAGTAACATTAATTCCAGCAGATGTCGTTGTTAGTCTGATTCCGTTGTTGTGATATAGCTCTACTGCTCCGTCTGGTACAAATTTAGCCATATTTTCGTTAGTCGTACCATCCCATTTTTGTATAGCTACTTCACTATCTGATCTAATTCTTAATGCACCATTACCTTGATCTTGAAGATATGTATGTCCAGAAACATCGTGGAACATAATAAAATCAGTACTAGCTCCAAGTTTGATAGAGTCATTATCAGCCATGACAATATCATTACCATTACTTTGCAAGTCACCGCCTAGCTGTGGTGATGTGTCACCGACTAAATCTGTTGTTACTTGCGCCCAAGTTAAACCACCTGCTGCACCAGATTGCGCTTGCAAAAAGTATCCATTAACAGGATTATTAGATACATTTAATTTTGCTTCTGTAACTGTTCCATCACTAGGAGTTCCAATACTTACAGATGCACCAATAGTAACAATAAAGAAATCAGCACCACTAGGAGGAGCAGAACTAAATATAATATTTGCACCATCTAATGCAAAACCTTCACTTGGTTGCCCAGTGCCTGTGTTTGGTTTTTGTACTACACCATTGATGCTGACCAGCATTTGTTGAGCAAACTGACCTGCATTACTTAAAGTAAATTTGTATGCAGAACCATTAAATGTTGCGCTATTACCACCAGTACCACTAAAACTGCTAATAGTATTTATAAAGAAATTACCAACAGATTGTGTTTCTTCCCATGCGCTTGTATTTGCGTTATAAACTAATAATTTACCGCTTGCTTGGTTATAAAATAAATCACCTGCGTCATTGTTAGATGATGGATTATTACCAGTATTATCTGTTCTATACCTTTCTGCAAAAGAGTTAACACCACTTAGGTTACTAGCGACAGTATTAACATTTGCGATACTGCCACCTACGTTATTTACATTTGTTATCGCACCGCTAACAGTGTTAATGTTTGACGCATTACTAGCAACAGCATTGACGTTTGATATAGCACCTGCAACCGTGTTGACATTTGAAATTGCATTACCAACATTATTTACGTTAGTAATGTTCGTTGCAACTGTATCTATTTCAGAAGTTGCTTCATTAAGATCATCAGCAGCAGTAACAACTGCATTAATATTATTAGCTACCGTTTGTAATTTATTATTATTTATTTCTGTTGCAACTGTGTTTACGTTAGCTATACCACCGCCAACAGTATTTACATTTGCTATAGATCCACTAACAGTATTAATATTAGATGCTGCACCAGCAACAGTATTAATATTACTTGAGTTGCTATTAACTGCATTTATGTTTGTGGCATTGGAAGCTACAGCATTTACATTAGATATGTTGCCACCTACTGCGTTTACGTTGCTTATTGCACCTGCAACTGTATTTGTATTTGTTAAGTCAGAACCACTAATAGTAACTTCTAGCCATGTAGTATTGCCAAGGTCATAGACCCTCATTCTGTTTACTGTTGTATTGAAATATAATGCACCATCTATTAATGCGTTACCGTCATTATCAAGTGTAGGGTTAGACGATTTTGCACCAAGATATCTATCATCAAAAGAATCTAATGCAGTTTCTGCTGCGGTCTTAGCAGTTTCTGCTGCTGTTTGCGCAGTTTGCGCTGCTGTTTTTGCGGTGTCCGCTTGTGTTGCCTTTGTAGTTGCTGTGGAAGCAGAGCTTGCTGCTGCGGTTTGACTAGATGCTGCTGCCGTGGCTGATGACGCTGCTGCTGTGGCAGAACTAGCTGCTGCCGTAGCTGACGATGCTGCGTTTGTTGATGATGTTGTTGCCGTAGCTGCATCTACAATAAGATCCCAGTTTGCAGAGTTAGTATTAGTAGTTAATGGCTGAGAGCCAGATGATGTATGTGCTGTATTACAAAAGAAAATATTATTAGTTGATGTATCTTTTACAAGATCTCTTACAACGTATGCACGACCTGCTGTCCAGTTTCCTCTATATGTACCAAGTTCTTGTACAATGTTAAATTCACCTAAATTATCAAAACCTAAAACTTTATTAGCTCTAGCTGCTGCGTTTTCTGTAATTTCTAAACTACCAATAGTATTAGTAAGTGAAAATCTAATAGACCTATCTAGTTCAGTTTGTTGTTGTTGATGAATGATTATTGCTTTGTCTAAAGCATCGTTAATAACTTCTGGAAAAAATCCACCTTGGTTTGTTAAATCTGTACCTTGTAATGCATCTACATCAGATGTAATAACAAGGCTAAAACCACTAGCTAGATTAGAATTATTACCGCCAGATTTTAAAGTTATGCTTCCACCGGGATTGCTGTTTTGGTCTGCGTTTAAAGTAACTATATAATCGTTGTTTAATCCTAAAGTTAATGTTGTTTCTATACTTGTACTAGCTTCTAATTTTTTGACAACAATATCTGCGTCTGTAAAAACTTTAAACGTAAAAGGAAAAGTATGTGCAGAACCGTTACCTACAAAAGGATTAGTCTTTCTTGTAGTCGAATTTATCGTCATTAACTAGACTTATTCACTATCTTATTAAGGTTACTACTAGATACTTTTATTACGGTCACGCCTTATTCCCTACTTTTACGACTAGCTTTACCTGTAAACAACGCTCTTATATGATCTGGTGCATTTTCTGGTTCTATAAGACCTTTATTAATATCGTATTGAATACTAATAGGACGGCCTAATAATGTAAAAGGTATTCCTGTAGCTAACGTTAATGCTGATAATACATCTCTTATGTTTTTACCTGTAAGTTCTTTATCAGGATCAATCAAATTAAGTACAGTTCTTATAGTACCAACACTTGCTGCTTCTAAAGTAGACATAGATGGACTAGTTGTCATGCGATCATCATATGGCAAATCGTTTAATGAATTAAATGGCACAATAGCTATATTGCCAAAAGGCACTAATGCAGCAGCAGCCCTAAATTGTGAACCAAAAAACCAACTTGCAATATCATCTAAATAGCCATCTTCATCTTCATCGTCTAAATCACCACCTGTAGCTCTTACTATTAAATCTGCAATTATAGCTGGCAAACCAAAACCTAATAAATATGACATAAATAATTGACCAGTACCTTTACCTCCAACTCTAAATCCTAAATCATTAAATAATTTTTTATATTGTGTTGCATTTAAATTTGCAATCATATTGAAATAACCACCAAATTGCACCATAGTTTTATAAAAAGGAGAACCAACTTGAAATGCTGCTAAGTCTTCTGCTTGTAAACTATCCTGTGTTAAACGTACATTTGCATCTGCTTGCTGTATGGCTTCTTTTTGTACCTGTATTTCTGACATAGTTTTTGGACTTTCAGTTAAAACTTTGTTGTAAGTAGCAGACCAAACTACAGTATCAACTTGATTTTGAAATGCTTGCTGCATAAAATATCCATGCCTTTCTGCCCATTTTTGTATTTTTTGATATGCATTTGGATTTATTAGCAACTGGTTTAATGTATCTTGCACATCAAATATTTGGTTAAATTGACGTTCTTTCATAAAAGGTGATAGCTCTGCTATTTCTTCTTGGAATTGCATTGGATTGCGTACATATTGTGCTAATGCACTTTTTAAATAACTAGGCCCTACCTTAATCATTGCAGGGAAATACCCTGTAAATTGCTGCAAACCATTTCTTATATTTGCAAACATTATGCCAACACCAGTACTTCTTCTAACTTGTGTCCAAAATTTATCAAAACCTTTAAACTTACCTGCCGTCATTGTTGTCTGACGAGCAGAACGATCAAGCCATGGCATCAATGCATTGTCCATTATGGTTGGATCTAGTTGTGACAATCTATTTGCAAAAGTTTTATTTTTTAAAATTTTAAATACATCTTCTATTGCAGGTTGTACAAACGCAAAACGTAATGCATCATCTATATGTTTTGTCATTATGCGTAAATCTAACGATAATGGCTTGTTATATTCAACACGTTCTTTAGTAAAACCATTACCAGTAGATGGTAAAGATTGTCTAAACTCACTTCTTAAATCTTCTAGTTTTGCTTTTATTTCTGTTTCGCTTACTAAAAAAGGATCTGTTTTTGCTGGTACATAACCACCTCTAAATGATCCATACCTGTTAACTGTAGGTGTTGCTTCTACTTCTTTAAAATAATATCCATATACATCGTTATGTGCTTTTTGTATAAGGGGTTTCATTTGCTCATTAAGATCCCATACTTCTTGTAAAAACGTATAGTCTTCTTTAGTCAATACACCTTCATTAATCATACGAGCTACAAAAGTATCCCATGCAGTTGTATTTATAGATCCATCTTCGTTAAGTGCTGCCCAACCTCTACCAAGTAATAATTTGCGTAGGTTACTTGTATTGCCAGTGTGCAACATAGCTCCAAGCAATTCTGCCTTACCAAACTCACCGTTTGCATTACCAAATGTATATCCAAATTCACCAGATAAAATTTTTCCTTTAGGTAAATCTAAATTGGCAATCATTTGCGAATATCGTTTTGTGTAATTAGTTCTTTCTATTCGATATTTATTTAATGCATCTTTTACTGGACGCCATATATATCTAGTAAATGCACCTGCTTGTACTTCATCACGCTCTAAAACTACGCTACCAATTAATCCTTTACCAGTTTTTGTTGCACCATCCATGCCATCGCACCAATGCTCTATACGTCTTAACATTGCTTTACCTTGTTGCATTGCTCTAGCAAATCTTGTTTTACCCATTCCTTTAAAACTAAAACCGGGTACTGCTTCTGTAACTCCTAGTGGTTCTGGTGTTTTCATCCTTGACATAACACCAACTAATTCATCTACTACTGCTTCTAGCTCTACACGTTTGCCTTCTATAACAATTTGTTTATCTCTTCTAGATTGATACCACAATGTCTGAATCATTTCGTAAACAGTATCAAATTTTTCGGTTGTTAAATCTTTAATATCTTGCCCACCTTCACTTGTAAGATCTTCTATTAATGGTTTTAATTGTTCAAACATATCAGGATTATATGCTTGTAATTTGTCTGTATACGCAGCAGGTTTATCTACCGCAGGGCCTAATCCATAAGAAGCAAGTATTGCTCTAGCAGCATTAACTAAATCCATATTTCTTCTTGTCGCTATTTTTTTATCAGAACCAAATACTTGTTTAAATACTTTTTGTGCTTTATCAAATGTATTATGTATTTCTAATGCTTCTTTAGCTAACTGGTTATTTAATAACTGTGATTTTTTAGCTTTAATTGCAGCAAGAGTATCACCTTTTTTCATTGCAGCTTCTGTAGCTTTAGCAGCTTTTATTTCATTACGACTAAATTGTGATGGTCTTATATCTTTTAATCTTTTTTTAGCTAATAATTCTTTTGCAACTTGTTTAGCAGCAGCGACTTGATATCGTACTGGCTGCATAGATTTAGACAAGAAACGCAGTTCAACAGATATAAATCTTGCTCTTGCTTCGTTATGTATTGCTTCTTGTACTTGTAGTTCCTGTCTTCTTGGATCAGTAAGGTTACTAAACTCATTAAGCATACGTTGGTCTGTACGCTCCATAACTACTTCTTTTATTGGTCGTATTTCTACTAACGCATTTACCATTTCTACTGGATCTTTAAAACCAAACATTTCAGCAACAAGAGATACTGGCATTCCTTCTTTTGCTACCATGCCGTATTGACCAGTACGCAATTTTTTAATTTCTGTAGCCATGTCATAAAATGGCACTAAATTTTTTAATGACGCTATTTCTATTTTGTGACCAGAACCAGCAACAACCCTTTCTCCTTGGTCGTTTACAAATTCACCACGTTTTAAAAATGCTTGTAATCTATATAGTTTTTCTTTTTCTATTTTATTAGTTTCTTCTTGTATTACTTTTTTTCTGGTCTTTTCTACATCTTTTTGTATATTTTTTAATACTCTACTTTTAGCATTAGACAACCATTTTACTTGTCGCATACTAGCTTTTGTTAACTCTTCCATAGATTTATCTTCTGCTTCTTGCATTGCTTTTGTATATTCATTCCATGTTGCGTCATCCATACCGCTTTGTTCTTGTGTCTGGAACATAGCTTTCATGCCGTATATTTCTTCAGCTTGTGTTATCTGTTCTTCACTAGCCAACATACGATCCATAACACCTCTTATTTCATCAGTTAATATTGGCAAGTCTTGGCCGTTTTCTTTTCTATATATAACGTTTAATTCATCTCTTATAGATCTGTAAATTCTGCGTAAAAATTTACTAAATTTATTAAATATTTCTTGTAATTTAGTACTTGGTGCTTTGCCTTCATATAAATAAATTTCGTAGTTATAAGCAAATGCTTCGTGAAATTTTCTTTTTTTGTCTATAGATAATTGATTCCAAGTCTGTGCATCTTTCACACCAAAAAACTTTAATAACGTTTGAAAATCATCTGTTTGTTGTTGTGACGCTTGGTCAGACATTGCTATGTCTTCCATAACAGTTAGCATATAATGCGCTGTTTCATGTAAAAACGTAGAAAAATCAGATTCCTTTGTTAATACTGTAGTTAATGTTTTAGGATCAAACCCACCTCTTATACCGTCAGGTTCTGATTGCTGTAAAAATTCTCCTACTTTTACTTGAATAGACCCTCTAGGCTTTCCAACGTTGAGTCTGAAATCTCTTCGTCCGTTTGGGAACTCATCATCGAGAGTAAGTCGGGAAGGTTCGACCCTGATTGCAACTGCGGTATCACCGTAGCCAGTATCTGTGATAGCTCTGGTGGTAACGTAGACATCAGGTTCTCCAGCACTTCTAAGTTGACTTGTGGCTTTAATTTGTTCTGCTGCTCTTCTGTTGGTGTGGTGGAAGACGGTAACTGTTCCGTCTGCGTTGAGGGGGAGTTCTGTGGATTCGTCAATCCTTCCTTGTTGTTGGAAAGTTCCTCCAACATCTGTGTTATCTCCTCGTCCTGTACCATCTCGTTGTGTTCTTGCTGCAAGCTCATCGGATTGTAACTGTAACTCACTATCAACCTCCTGTAATTTAGTTTGTATAAGGTCATTTGCTATACCTAGTTTAGCAGCAAAACCAACCGCAGCATTGGCATAATCTGGTGCTTCATTATCGGCATAACCTGTTTCTACTGCTGTTTCTTTTAATTTTGCTGAGTCATATAATCTTTTTTCTGGATACCAAACAAGTGCTTGTAAATCTGCCATTGTAAGATTTGGTTCTGTTTGTTGCATTGTTTCCAGTACTTGTGTAAATACTTTTACAATATTTCTCCTTTCTGGTGCGCCACTTGGTGCTTCTTTTTGACCGTCATTATCTTTAGCTAATAAATTACCTCTTTTACGCAACAAATCACCAAGACTTAATGTCTTATCGCCTTTTCTAGGCTGACCCATAATGTCTAAAAATATTTGCTCATGTTTAGAATCCTCTGCAAATGTTGCAATTTGTGCCATAGCAATACGATTAGCTTTTACTGTTGATGCATTTTTAATTGCTAGTGCTACGTTATCAATGTCGCCTAATGTAAGTTTTCTACCTATTATTGCTTCAAACGCTTTTTTTTGTTCTTTTGTTAATGACCTAATAATTTGTTGTATATGATCACGTTTAATTCTTGCTTGTTTTGTTTTATCTGTAACTAATGTACCTGTTACACGCCCCCATGTACGCATTAACCATCTATCCATAGTTAATTGTTCATAGTTACCGTATAGATTTGCAAAAAATCCATTACCAATTTTTGGCCCTGCTATTGCAGCACCATAAACCATTTCATCTAATCCATAACCACCGCCTACTTTTATTTGTTTTCCGTCTTTATTTTTTCCAACATATTCTTGTACTTGTCTTACCGTATGCATTGTTCTCATAAATTCTTCTAATTCTGCAAAAGGTTTTTCATCTAATAATTTATTCATGTTTTTAAAAGCTATTTCCATAGCTTCTCTTGCTTCACCGCCTGATTCAAACACTTCTGGCAATGCATTATTTTCTTTATAAAAAGCATATGCCTGTTCTGCTAATTCAAAATTTTTATCAACTTTTATACCGTTTGATGTAACAGCTAACGCCCATTTAAAAATAAAATTAGATTTAACATCAGTAGCAATCTCAGGATGAATTATAGAAAGTACACCTAATGCCTTACTAACTTTCTCGTTATACCAACCAACAGCATTTGCATTTTCTTGTAAAGCAAAACGTGCATCATCTAACAATGTGTCTACAAGATATTTTTCTGTTTCAACAGTAAATTCTGAAACATTAACTTTAGCTTTTTTTGCTTCTTCTTTTATACGGTTTTGTATTTCTAATTTAAAATCTCGGTTAGTAGCAAAAGGTTTACTAGTTGCAAAATCAAAATTTTCTACAATGCGTGCTATTTGATATACAGCCTGTGGTACTGGCTTACCCTTTTTTTGTTTACCTCTTTGTGCCAATATTTCTTGCACTTGTTGTTTATATATGTTTGCTATTTCTGTATTCCATGTACCGCTATTAAAAGTTGATTTAACTGCTTTGGGATCAAATACAACTATTTCTTTAACATCTTTCATTTCACCGGGCATTATTGCACCGTCATGTCCTTTTGCAATAAGGTTATCTCTAAATTGATCTGCCGTTACCTGTCCTGACCTTACTAATTCTTTATCGTCTAAAGTTGCATTATATGGATTTTCTAAACGTACATACAAAGGCATAATAATTGGATCTGTTGGGCCAGCAGGTAAACGACCATCTCTTATTCTTAATTTTTTTAATTTTGTATATTCTTGAGCTAAAAGAATATTATCAGTTACATAAACTCCAGTACCTAACCATCCCTCATCTAATCTTTTTGGATGAGATAAATCAAAATGATCTATGCTATCTGTAGTGCCGTGGTAAACAACTTGTGGTGTGCCGTCAGCATTTTTTAATTTTGACTTACCAAAAAATTTTTTAAACTCAGGTGTGTCTAATTTTACTGAACCATCTTGGTTAAATAACTGTTGTTCTGGCGATACGTTAAATTTATCGTCAGTAGTTATGTTGTAAAAATATTTACTAAAAAATTCACTTGGTTTTATTCCTAATTGGTTTGCCTGTGTAACTACAAAATCTCTAACAAAATAAGATAAAAATTTAGTTTGATTAGGCGTATATACACCAGTAGCTTTTAATTGGTCATTTATATTTGTTTGTATTTTGTTTGCGTCTTGCCTTATTTCATCTATTAATTGTTTTTGTTGGTTTAATATTTGTTCTGCTTCTTCTCTTAAAGATTCTCTTTCGTTTGCAAACTGACCGGCTTCTGTTGCACTCATACTGTCCTGTCTTACACGCATATGTGGTTGCAATGCATTGCCTAATTGCGTACCAGCAATTTTTGCAGCGTATGTACCTGTTGGTATAGCAACGTCACCTTGCCCACCTGTACCATTTATTTCTTTTAAATCATTTGCTATTTGTGGTGAAAACAATTCTAATTGCTCCATAGTTATGCCATTATTTCTCAACTGTTGATTAAATATTTCTGCGTCTACAAAAACGTTAGGTATATCTTTATCACTAGCTACATCTTGTATGTAAGATTCAAATAAATTAGAATTTCTTTTTCTTGTTTTATCTGTAGTAGAAAAAGTAGTTAGTGAATCAATAAATGCAGCATCTTTTGTAGCTTTGTTTGCTTTGCTTACATTAGTTATAAAACTAGGACTTGCACCAATACCAGCAAGTGGAAGCATACCAGTAGATACCATTTCAAACACAGCAGCAAGTCTTTGCGATATTTCTGTTCTACCTTCTGCTGTTAATAATTTACTTTCAAATTCTCCTTCTTCAAAATAATTAGCAAAATCTTCACCTGCTATATTTACTAATTCTTGTAATTGTTCAGTGCCTACTTCTGTTGCCCAAATACGAAATGCATCAGTACCAGTTTTGCGTAAAACTTGTACCATTGTAGGTTTTACTAAAGACTTGCTTACTTCTTGCATAGTCTCTCTTATTAATAATTTTCTTAATGGCCCAGTTAGTGTTCCTAAACCTACGAATTCTAAACCACCATTAACAAGACCAACTGATATACCAATATTTTTTGCTACATCATGTGATACGCCCATGTCTATAAGAGCATTATATTGGTGACCTGCTTCTATCATTGTTGATTCTTTAGCAGAACCAGTTGTCATGCCCCATATAAATCCAGTAATAATTCCACCTTTTACAGTAATAGGAGCAAATGGGCCACCCATTAACCCTAAAGTTCCACCTGTTGCTCCACCAGCTAAACCAAATTTAACTGCTTCTGGCATAGTTTTAGACCATTGACCAGCTATTGTAAAAGTGTTTTCCCACATACCAGAACCATCGCCTTCTAGCTCTTCTAGCCTTACATTTATTTCTTGTATACGTTGATCTATTATTTCGTTTGGCTTGCCTAATTCTACATTTAAGGCTTTTTGAAAACCAAGCTTACCTTGTTCAGATTGTAATCTACCTTTTTCCCAACCTTGTGCTGCATTCTCAGGAAAATTTTGTACGCCAGTAAATGCTCCTTCTATAAGACCTAAACGCTCTACATTGTCTTGTGCAATTGCAGCAAAATTAGGATCAGTTAAATGACGCATTAATATTGGATTTGTTTGCGCTAAATCCAACTGGTAAATATTTTCTCGTTTATTTCTTTCTTTTAAAATTTCTAATGTTCTGTCGCTATTTAATGCAACATTGGGTGGTAAATTTAAACGATTTGCTAATTTTTGTGCTTCACCAGTATTATCTGGGTCTAACGTAGAAACTGTATGTAAAATTTGTTTTAATTTTTTTTCACGTTCTTTATTTTCTTGTTCAAACAAATCATCAAATGGATTTTTTTCACTATAGTTTTGACTTGGTGCTAAAGAATTTAAATCATCAAATGGATTTGTAGTCATTACTCTTCCTCTTTATATGCAAATGCTTCGTTTATATTTTTAGGTTGACCTTTGCGTACAAAATAATCTGCAATATTTTCTTGCGAAACTGGTTTATTTGCTTTGCGTAAAGCTTCTGTAATTAACCCTAAAACTTGTGGATCAATTTTACTTGTAAATACTCTTACGCTTTCGCCATTATAAGGTACGTCTACATATACTCTTTGCAACTCATCTACATCAATAGTAAATATATTTACATCTTTTGTGTCACCAAAAAATCTATTATCAAGAGTGACAGTGTCTAATAAAATATCATCTAATGCTTCTTGTTTTTCACCCAAAGTAAGTTTTTTATTACCTTTTAATATTTGTCGTGCGTTAATTTCTTTTAACCATGCATCATGTATAGCTATATAATCTTGTTTTTTTGATTTATTTTTAGACGTATATAAATCACCCATGTCATACCTGTCTAACGTAGCTTTTAACATAGTGATATTACCTTCTGCTGCTATTACAGAGTCTTCACTTCTTAACGATGCAGCATATCGTTTTAATGCTAAATATTGTCCATTATCTAATTTGTCACTATATGCATTTAAATTAGTTGCAACTTCTGCTGGGTTGTTAACTAATTCAACTACTGTATCTATATCTGACTCTTCTGGCTGCCCATTTTTTAATATTTCCTGATCTTGTTTTGTAAAATTATCAATGTCAATACCGTTAGCTTTTAAATTTTTCCATCCTCCCGGTTCAGCAAATGCTATTTCTTTTGCATTGTTTAATACTTGATTGTATGCACCTTCACGTTCATTTTTAATTTTATTGTATTTAATTTCTAAATCTTCTAATGCGTATTTTAATTGCTTTGGATTTGTTATTGTACTTTTTAATTCTTCTTTTAATACATTTAATGGACGTAAATTTGTAATTGGATCTATATTTTCTGTAACGCTAGAATCATAATTAATACCTTTTTTGATTACCTCTAAATCATTAGCAATTGTTATTGCATATTCACCTTCGCCAAATCTTCCATAAATTTTATTAGATTCTTCAATAATTAATTTGTTGTAATTATCTATAATTTGTCTATTAATTTTTTTTGCATAAATAGGATCTTCTTTATATTTTTTTGTATCTATATCTATTTGTGATTTTGCTTTTGTATAAAGTGAATCTGCTTTTTTTACACCAAGTCTTTGTATTGCAAACAAATGTGTTGTTTGATGTTCTGGTATTAATCTTGTAGTAGTTTCTGGGTTATAAAATTTTGAAGTATTTTTAATTTGTTCTAACAACTCTATGTTTTCATTGCGTTCATTGTTTGCTGTATCTAATAACTCATCATTAGTATTAAAACCATCTTTTACAGATCCACCTATATCATTAGAACTATTACTATTACTACTTAATGAAAATACTTTTTTTGCTTGATCTAAATAATTACCATTATTTTGATTACCATTATTAGTCAATAAAGTATTTACTATTTCTCCACCGTTATATTCATCATATTTTTCTTTAACTGATATTGATATATTTGCAAGATCTTCTTCTTTCATTATTGGTTTAAATTTTTCAAGAACTGCTTTAATCTGATCATGTTTTCCGTCTGCATCTAATTGTTTAATAAGATCTTTTAAAATTTCCATATTGTATTCATTTACTGATTGAATAAATTGACTACTTACTGGTATCTTATTTCCACTAGGATCTACCGCATCAGGATCAATATTCCAACCTTTTAATACTGCTTGTTCTTTTAACAACTCTAAACCTGCTGTATAGTTTAAAACGAAATCACCAGTAGGATCTTGCCAAGTCTCATAATTTTGCATTGCTGCTGTTTTTTTATTAGTAATAGATGCAGTTACTTCGGCTTCGTGCGCTAATCGTTGCTGTTTTATAGAATGTTTTGTCATCTTACTTTGCGCTGACGTTACAGACACTGATGCCATATTTTCAAACATATATTTAATTTCGCCATTACTTGCTCTGTCTGAATAAGAAGCAAGCAAGTCAGTTATACTTTTATTAGTTTGATCATATGCAGTTTCGTTATTTTCTTTGTCTACAACTTTTACTGCGTCAAAACCTTGAGTATTTAAATAATTACTAGTAGTTGTTTCTAGTTCACTATAAAATTCGTTATATAATTTTTTTGATTCAGCATCGTTATATTCATCTTGTAATTTAAAAGCAATAGCAGATACTGCGTTTTGTGCCTTACTGAAATTTACTAAATCATCGGTAACAGTATCTTGTACAGGTTGTACTGTAGTAGCAGAAAATTGTGGTGCAGAACCAATTTCATATCCTTGTTGTGGTGTTAAAGGTACTTTTGCCATAATTAATTAAGCTTTTTCAAAAAAACTGTTAGGTAAATTACCAACAATGTTGGTTGCTCCTGTTAATAAAGTACTTGTCATATTCATAAATGGACTAACAGCAGAAGCAGTAGAAAACAAATTATTAGCAGAAACACCTAACATATCTCCTCTAATTCCCATATTTACTGCTCGCAATCTTTGATTATTCATAGCTCTAACTTTATTTGTGTTCATAGTTAACCTGTCTATTTCTTTTACTAATTCAGCACTAGCAAAAACATTTGCAGTACTACCAACACCCATTTGTATACCTCTTGCAGCAAATGACGCTTTAGTGCTAGATATTGCTTGACCTGCTTTTAATGTTCGTATTGCTATTTGTTTGTTATATGCTCTGCCTATATGTTGCGCTTGACTTTCTAGCATTCGTTTATTGAGCTTTGCCATGTCACGCTGATGCTCAAAATTTAAAGCTTGACTTCTTAATTTATATCTTTCTGTATTAGCAGCAGCCCTATTAGCAATCATGCCAGTAAGTGTGCTGCCTATACCAGTTATAAGACCAAATTTATCCCCAAAACCTAAAGATGACCAACCTGTTGCCATTAGCTCAACACCTTACTTATTTTTCTAATATACATACAGTTTATCTGTTTACGGTTACACTATCCACCTACAGCAACTTCTAATGTCATACCTACAACTGTTAATGGCAATGGATCAGTTTGTCGTACAAATAATTGACCATTATCTTGCCAAGTAGGAGTTAACATAATTTTTATATCTTGTGTTTTTAAACTTGGTGGCGTGCCATATGGTTCTGTTGTACGTTGTTTTGCTTCTATTAATTTGTCAGAAGATGGGCCAGCAAAAATACCAGAAGATTCTAATACTCTTATCCAAACATGATTTAAATTTTTAACACGACCCTGACCAAAAGCTTCTACTTGTAATGCCATAGGTAAGCTTTGCAAATCGCTGTTATATTCTAAACCTACATGAACTACACTAGCTGCACGTTCTAACGTTATAGCACCACTGCTAACTACTCTTTGTGGGTGTACTGAACCATCTGCCAATATACTTACAGTTTTTCCTTCTATATGATCTAAACCTGATATAGAATTTCTTGCAACTTCATAAGAAGTTAATCCTGTATTACGCAAAGATGCAGGTAAATCTTTGTCTAATTTTGCAGTTGCTACTGTTTGGCTTGATGTACTAAGAATAGTAAGACGATACAAATTAGTACCATCGACTAAAACTATTGCATCATCTTTATCAGCGACACTAGGCGGTGCTTGAAATAAATTATAGTTAGTGGTTATTGTAACAGTTTCACCTCTTGTGTAATTTGTACCACCAGATATGGTTACTGTTTGGTTTGTATCTGTATTTGTGCCATCGTATGTTGCGCCACAATCAACAAAAAAACTATCACGTTGCGTAGCATATATTCTTGTTCCCATACGTTCTACATACCTTTTTACTGCGCCATTAATAGTTCTTTTTATAACGCAATAAACAACGTCATCAGCACCTTCTGCAACTACTGCAACGCTTTCAAACAAACCATCAGTATCATGTTGATGCCATGCGCCTATTGCTTGTTCTGGTACATATGTAAGACCTAATAATTTACCTTGATCATTAATAAACCAAACTACAGGTAATGGTGCTTTTGCCATACCCATATCTTTAATTTCAAAATGGTCAAATAAATGCGCTGCTCTTAATGACAAATCTCCTGTAATAAAACCATTAGCTTGCCAGTTATAACCTAGCTCTCTAACGTGACCGCCACGAGATGCAGCATAAACCATACTGTTATTAACAATTACTGGTTGTGCATTGTTTGCACCAACGTATGATTGTGGTTTTACTGATATAGATGTAGGTGTTATAGCGTCACTGTTAACAGAAGTTACACGCCATTCTGCTGATCCTGTTAATAATAGTAATTGCGTTAACGGAACAATGTGTCTTATAGTATTTGCTTCACGAGCAGCAACTCTAAACTCAATACGGTCATCATCTCTTATAGGTAAACCAAAAGACATATTACTTTCAGTACCTGATTTAGTCATCCATATACTTTGTGGAAAATTATTTGGCCCTGCAAACACTCTGCGTTGCTCAAAATAAGATACAGCACCGGGATAATTACCAGTTCCTACAAAATCGTTTTCGTATATTGGTGGCGTTACAGTAAAATCAGGTGCAATATTATTATCAATAATACTTGTAGAAGTAGTTTCTCCAATAAAACCAAATATACCACCTTGATCTTTATAAACTCTATATCTACTTGCACCAGTAACTGCGTTCCAAGAAATTGTATTTTTTGCTCCACTTACAAAAATATTATTGTTTACGGAAGCAGCACTTGATTGTGCGCTTTCATCTACTAAATTTGTTGCAATAGCAGTAACAACATAATTATGAGTAAAAAAAGTATCTGTATTTGTACTAGAAGATGAAGGTATATAAGCAGTCACACTTACTCCTCCGGGTGCTGAAATTGGACTACCAAAATTAATTACCAAAACCTCCCATTTAGTTGCACCTAATCTTCTTAATTCTCTTGGGGCGTGATTAGGATGTACTAATGTCACAACATCAGCAGATTGTACATAATGTAAATCAAATAATTCTGCTTCTAAATATGGTGATGGTATTTCGTATATGTTGGGATTTGTAGGCATCGCATACCAATTAGTAGCATTTGGTGGTTGGCTGTTAGAATGCGCTGTTTTAGCGTAATAATTAACGTTGTTATATTTTGCTATATCGCCTACAGCATAATTTGTACCACTGTTCCATGCTGCGCCATCGTTATAAAATAAGGTTTGTCCTTGTGTATGAAATCTAAAATATGTATTACCCATTTCAATTACCATTGTTTGAACAGTATTAAAAGTAAATGACAACAATCTTGTAGCTTTTGTGCTGTCTTTAACTTCTCTAACAAATGCAAATCCCGGTCTATTTTCTGCTGGCCCTTGTGGTTTAGCTATAAAATTACGCATTGTCGCTGCACCTTGTTGATATTTTGCATCATCTATACGCCCAAACATTTCTGGTGATAATTCACCTGCTGAAAATGCTTTGGAAAATGTGCGTGTAGTTGGCATTGCCTACCTCCCAGATGTCCAAGGTACAATATGTTCTATCGTAATATCTCTTTGTAGATT